CGCCCCCGGCCTGCGCCAGTCTGGTGAAATCCTCCAGGGATACGCCGGGGTACTGATAGACCGTCCCGTTCAAAAACTGGACCGTCAAGGTCTGGCTCGCTCCGTCGTAGTCATACGACTGCAGGTGGCTCGACTGTGCTACTGGCATGCGACCAGTTTAATACTCGCGATTGTCGTAAATTCCCGTATCGCTGCGCTCCTGATAGGAGTAAACCCACTGCGCGTATTGACGCTTGGGCTCGGCACGGGCCAGCGGGTTGCGTCCGCTATAGGCGGCGATCTTGGCGCTGCGGAAATAATCGGCGTCCCACTTGTAGAGCGAGACCAGGATGAAGCCGAAAGCCATGATGCGGTCGTCGAAGCCGCCATAGCCCGCCTTGAGCGACTGCACGAACTGATCGCCCTGAAGCGAGGCCATCTCCTGCACGAAGAAGGGGCTGGCGATTTCGATGTCGCCATCGCGCAGCATCTTCACCAGCATCTCGATCATCCCGTCCCGGAACCAGCTGGTGGTGTAAACGCCGATCTTGTGGAAGTGGGAAAGCTTGGGTGTCCGGTTGTCCAGCTGCTTGTCATTCCAGGGATGGAAATTGTGCCAGCCCATCTGCCGGATTAAATTCTGCGCCATATCGCCGTGACCCTTGCACTCGATGGCCATGCGCGGCTGCTGCTCCATGCCGGTCGCATCCGGCACCGAGTAGAGCGTGCCCAGGGCGAGGGCGAAGGGCCAGCTGTCGAGCGCATTCATCTTGCCCGAGGCGTATTCGAAGACCTGTTTCGTGGGCCCGTTGATCGAGCCCTTGCGCAGGCCTTCGAGCACGGTGCGGTCTTTCTCGATGCCGTCGCTCGTGTCCATGCCGATGCCGTAGGTCTCGCCCGGGACGGGCATCTCCCAAACGTAGATTTTGTCCACGCCGCTTTCGAGCGGCCAGCCGTCGAAGCGCAGCGGCACCAGCTCGAACTGGATGGGATAGCTGGTGGTACGCTCGCAGCGTACGGTGATCGACGGCAGGTTGGGGTTGCGCAGCAGCTCGGGCGGCTGCAGGCGCGGGTTGACCACCTCGGCGGCCCCCACCAGGCCGTACGCGCCCAGCAGCTCCTGGCCGTGCGCGTTGTCGCGATAGAAGACCAGAGTGTCGTTATCGAACACGCTGATCGAGGTGGATTGAAAGGCCTCGTCGTCGTTGGCGGGCATTTCCTGCAGAAACTTATTCAACCGGCGCTCGCGGATGGCGGCGTCGCGCTCGCACTCGTAATACCAGATCTGCTCGAGCGGCATCTTCCAGTCGCGGCCCAGGCGCTGGTAGAGATACTCCGTCTGGCGCACGTACTGCTCCGCGCCTTCGGCGTGCGCGGCGGCCCACGGCAGCATGCGCGTCGAGTAGTCCGGTGGCACCGGATGCGCCCGCAGCCAGTGCGATTTGGGGTAGAGGCCGCCCACGAACCAGGGGAGGAAGAGCGGGCGCAGGCGGCTGCGGCGCTCGGGCCATCCGGCCTTGGCCGATTTCCATTTGTCATGCCACCAGTTGTTCATCCCCTTGGCGGTAGACTCGAGCACCAGGAAGGTCTGCGGCGAGTCGTGCATGGCCCGCAGCAGGGCAGAGTCGATCAGGTCGCTCACCTTGAACTCATCAAACTCCGAAAGTTCCGAAATGTGCGCCTTGGTCGGGGTGGTGCCGCGCGCGATGCCGGTCGATTGCTGCCCGTGCTGCAAGGTCAATGCAGAGCCGTTCAACAGCTCCAGGAATTTATTTTCGCGGCGGTATTTCTCCCCGGGCCGCATCCAGAACGGCAGGCGGTACAAAACGAAATCCAGCATGTCGAACAGCAGGCCGGTCTTGTCTTCGGTCGACGACGCGAGGAAGGCATTCGTGTGCGCGAAAAACAGCACGGCATGCAGCAGGATTTCCGAGATGATGCGCGAAAGGCCCAGCTGGCGCGCCTTGAGGACGATCAGCATGAGGGCTATTTCCTCGCCCTGCATCTCGGCCAGAATGGACAGAAAAATCTGCTGGCTGATCCACGGGTCCATGCGCACCACGCGGTCCTCGTCGCTTTTGATCCAGCAATACCGGGAAGCGAAATAGTGGAAGTCAGCGCGGCAGAGAATCATCTCGTTGCGGATCAGCCGCACTTCGTCGGGCTCAAGCGTCTCGCGCCAGTCTTTGCCGGGAGCGCGCAGGTTGACCAGCGCGCCGTTTTCGTCGGGCTCGACCAGCGAGTTGAAGTGCGCGGCAATGCGCTCGGCCTCGATCACGCTGTGGTATTCAGGCTCGAAATTTCCCGGGTGAGCGGCCCAGCGGGCGAGCGTGGCCTGAATGATCCTAGGATGAAACATCCTCCTCGCCTTTCACCAGGAAGGGCGTTTCCAGATCACGCGACATCTCGATGATCTCTTCATCGAAGCTCTTCAGGCGCGTGCGCCCCTGGGCGAGATCGGGCAGGCTCACTTCGCCCGAGTGCGCCTGCGGCGCGTTGAAAATATTTATACTCGCGCCCTTCTTGTCGGGCAGCGATCCGGTGAGCCGGAAGAACAGCTCGCGATCGCGGTAGTTGTCCGGCTTCTTGGCGAGGCGCGCCGTCTCCATCAGGACTTCCGGATGGGCGATGGAGCTTACCATCGAGCTTTCGGCGGCCTTGGCCTCCCAGATGGCGCGGCAGACCGCGCCCACCAGCTCGCCCGGGGAAACGTCGGCCAGCTCGCAGAGCTGCTCCGGCCACGAGTGGATTTTGTCGCGCGGGGCGAGCGCCTCATAGCAGGCGCGGTAGCGGATCATGGCAGTGTCGCCTTTGCGCGCCGCCAGGTCCACGTACTCGATGTAATTGCGCCACCCGGGTTTGATATGGCGGAAGGCCATCGACAGCGGGCTGCGGCTGGCCAGGGCCAGCTTCGGGAACTTGGCCTCGACCACGTTCAGCGGCGGCGGCGGCAGCTTGGGCTGATTCTCAAACGGGTCCTCGGACGGCGGCAAAGACCGCTGCCCAGTCGGGCGCTTGCCAGTCTTGTCCATTGAGACTCCTTTGTTCCTCCTCCCAGGCGGCCAGCTCGCGCGCGAAGGCCTCCGATCCCGGCACCACGCGATAGCGTTCGGCGAAGGCCAGCTGCTCCTGGGCTATGCGCTCCTGATCTTCCGGGGTCACGATATGCAGATCGTCGAGCGTGGCCTGATGCACCTCGACCTCCGCCGCCGGAGGCGGAAACGCCAGCTTCTCCAGCAGAAAGACGATCTTCTCCAGCGCGTCCGCCGCGCGACTGAGATCGACATGCAGTTCAACGAGGGTCATCGGCAAGCACAAACTTGGGTTCGCTGGCTCCGGGCTTCCAGCCGGGGTTTCGGGAGGCCACCTGGTTTTCCAGATCCGTGAGACGGCGGTTGATGCCGTCGAAGATGGCGTCGAACTCCGTGCGGCTGATGACCATCTCCACGTCCTCGGGCCGTACGGCGTGGGCCAGCAGGGGCGATCCCTGGAAGTGGAAGCAATAGAGATCCAGCTGCCCGCCCGGGTACTGTCGGATGACCATGGCCGGAATCACGCGCTCCTGGCCTTCGGATTCGCGAGAGCCGGGAGCCACGACGCGTACGATCGCGCCGACTTCGATCAGCTGCGCAGCCATTTACTTTTTCCCCCCTCCGAAATGCCAGGCGTCGCGGTTCATCTGGTTCAGGCGCAGGCCGGCGGGCCCCTGGTCGATCTTGGCCACGGTGGCGTGAGAGGAGGTAGGCATGCCATCGATCATGCCGGACCCGGTACGGCTGATTTTGAGCCCGGGCAGGCCTTCGACTTCGCGGCCATCGAGCGCCTGCACTCCCGAGCCGTCATGCGCCGTCGGGGCATACTGATCGCTGACGGCCACCTGGCCGCCCACTTCGCGCGGCCCGCGCGCCGGGTGCGATACCGGCAGGCCGTGCCGCTCGCGGATCTGATCCGGCGGATGGCCCGCGCCCGGTGCCGTCGAATCCACCGACTCGGCGGTGATGGTGTCGGCCAGAACCGGCTCGTCGAACACGACGGTAAGAGTATCGCCGATGTGGAGAGTTTCGGGCGAAGGCTGATCGGCCCAGATTTCCAGCTTCACCGAAAGCGTCATACGCACGCGCGGCAGGGTGATGTGCCGCTGGAAGTAGGGAACGGCCTTCAGGACCTGTTCGAAGCGGTTCTCTAAGACATGCGCCACTTCCGAGCCGTCCAGCTCGTTATAGGTAAGCATTGCGGGGAGCGGCATAGCACCAGCATACGCTCATCCGCGCACCAGACGGACGGTAATAGTCGCAACGCAGCCCACGGCTCCCGAGGCGCAGGGCGGAGGACCCAGGGCGTTGCCCGCGACGCACGGCGGGCCCGCCAGGAAGCGCAGGCCCACGGTGCCTTCACAGACGAAGACCAGGTTGTCGGCGGCGTAGGGCGGCAGCATCTCGGAGTTGGGATCGTTGACCGCCGGATCGGCGTCCGCGCGGAAGTAAACCGTGCAGGGCCCCAGATTGAAAATGTCCAGGTAATAGGGCCCTGCATAGGGAGTAACCAGAGTGTAGATGTTATTGTCCGACAGCGTAACCGTGTTGTAGGTCGTGACCGTGATGGTCTGCGCCGCACGGGGAGCAGCGGACGTGGTGGTAGTGCCGCCACAAGGCGTACTGGTTTTGGCTGCGGCCACTTTCCCCTTGCCTTACTTCGGTGTGGTCGATGCCGGGGTCGATGCCGGGGTCGGGGTAGCGGGCGGACCACCGGTGGGCGGAGGCGTGCCCGGAGGCAGCGGCGGCACCGTCCAGTTGGGTGGCGGAACCACAACCCAGCCATAGCCGGGAACGTATTTGAGCGACCAGCCCGCACCGCCAATCGGAAACTCGGGCAGGTTGGGAGGCAGCGGCGTAGTCGGCGGTATCACGATGGGATGCTCCGGGTGCTCCTCACCGCCAGGAGGCTTCGGCAACCAGCCGGGGCCGCCACCGATCACGGGAGGCGGAGTCGGCAGCCAGCCGGGTCCGCCACCGACCACGGGCGGGGGCTGCGGGAGCCAGCCGGGTCCGCCACCGACCACGGGAGGCCAGAGGCCGGGAGGAGTGCCGCCGCCACCGGGAGGTTGCGGAAGCCAGCCGGGTCCGCCACCGACCACGGGCGGGGGCTGCGGAAGCCAGCCGGGTCCGCCACCGACCACGGGAGGCCAGATGCCGGGAGGCGTTCCACCGCCACCGGGAGGTTGCGGAAGCCAGCCGGGTCCGCCACCGACTACGGGCGGGGGCTGCGGAAGCCAGCCGGGTCCGCCACCGACCACGGGCGGGGGCTGCGGAAGCCAGCCGGGTCCGCCACCGACCACGGGCGGGGGCCCGGGCGGCAGGGCAATCGGCGGCGTCGGCCAGGGCCCGGGCGGGCCCCAGATGCCGGGAGGCCCGCCCGGGCCACCTGGGCCACCGAGCGGGATAAGCAACGCTAAGTACATATTCGGATTCTCCTTTCAGGTTCAGATTTAACACTACAACTGCTTAACGTTTAGTGAACTTTCTTCAGGTTTATCACCGTCGCCCTCGACGGGCGGCGGCAATTGTGCGGTCAGCGGCTCCCACCAGACGCGGTCACGGCCCAGAACCACGCGATACTGGTCAACGGCCCGGCAGATGCGATTCACATCCTCCTGAGCCAGGTCGTACTCTTTCGGCTGAATCGATCCGTTATTGTTCCACAGCACGAATTCACGCCCGTCCTGGGCTCGCATTTTGCGCCAGCCGATGGAGTCCCGCTCGGCTTCGGAGAGGTCAATCTTCTCCTGCAGACGGCATACCGCAAAGGCCTCGCGGCGTCCGCCGCATTCGAGCGCATCCAGCATGGCGATGAGGTTGAGACGTTGTTGTTGATCGAGGTTCAGTGTCATTTGGTTCGATTCCGGTTGTTCTTTTTCTCTACTATTGCAGACAGTTGCTGCACGGCCAGAATCAAGTGGAATAAAATCTCGTGGCTATTGAAGCCGAAGATTTCGGTTTCCTCTGCATCGCTCTCTCTCAATCTACCCTTATATGACGGGCAACATCCCGGTAGAATTTTCTTCAGGTCTTCCACGATTACTGATACTACCCGCTGTCCTTCCGGAGTGCCACGCAGACCGTTATATTCCGCTTCGACAGGTACGATTTGATTGATGATGGACAATCCTCCTTCGAGAGGCTTTACGTTCTGCTTTAGTCTTACATCCGATGGAACTGTCCAAGTATTAGTCGCAGGTTTTGCCGCACTGTCAACAGCAACATCAAGATAATAACTGGATTGGTAACCCTGATTCCATTGGATCATAACAGTACCATATGGAGTACCAATTTGTAGCGGGGTTCTGACAATGGCCCCAGTATTGTCAGATTGCCAAAACTCGATACGGTTGGATACACCCGCAGATGGCCCAAAGCTGACAATACGTAGCGCTCCCGGAGGATTGATATCTATACCTCCTGTATTCGCACCGCCTACAGCGAAAGTACCTGTCACTTGAACGCCGCCATTTACGGTAAGCGCTTCGGCGGGGCTGGTCGTATTTATGCCCACTTTGCCATTGCTCGTGATGATTAGACGGTCATAAATCGCGCCGCTCACGCTCGTGCGGAATTGAATTCCGAGACTATTCACACCACTGTTATCTTGCGCCGCAAGGACGCAAACCGGAGTAGCAGCGCTATATCCCGCTAAACGGATACTCCCCGGCAGGATTACTGTACTGGTGTCGTAATTGCTATCACTAGTAGGCCCCACTTGCAATAGTCCCTTGGGAGCGCTCGTCCCGATCCCCACGTTGCCCGCCGAATCGATCCGCATCTTCTCCGTTTCGGAAATCGAACCGTTGGCGGTAGTGAGGAATCTGATATAACTGCCGTAATCACTGGCGGTCCACGCCGCATTGGACACTAACTGAATAGCAGTCGATTCGGCCCAGGCCGCTCCCTGATATCCGGTTCCGGCAATGGTAGTCAGTAAATCTCCAGTACCCGTAGCCGCAGGAGCCGCGTTTGATCCACGGGCCGCGCGCCCGACGAACCGCGCACCACCATTCGTGCCAGCACCACTGAAATTATCCAGCTGCACGGAACAATAGGAGTTGGTTGAATTGTAATCTCCAACCACATGTATCGTAGTGAAACTTTTGGAATAGAGATCGAGCAAAGTTGATGGACTCGACGTTCCGATCCCCACGTTACCAGCATTAAACCAAGAGTCACCATTGGAATTGATCTTTACCGTAAAAGCTGTGCCTACAGCAGGAGGCGCACCAGCCGTTAGAGCTACTCCGGCATCATTGAATGTAGTGGTCGTAGAAGTACCGGCAAGAGAGGGCGTAACATAACTTCCTGAGGTATTCGAACGATAGATTCTGTACGACGTTGCTCCCGCTACAGCACTCCAGGTTATGTTAGCCATCTGAGTGCCTGCAGCTGTTGGGGTGACAGAAGCCTCACCAGCAGCTACCGTCTCACCGCCAGCACCTACTGCCGTGACTTCGTAATAGTAGTTAGTTCCTACCAGCAATGATCCACCAGCTACTAACGAAGCCATAACATTCGCAGGAGAGGCGAATGCAATTAAATATTTACCACTAACGTTGCAGTCACCTAATACATCGAGCTCGTAATATGGAGTGGTGGTTAAGATTCCTACTCTACTGTTAGTGTCACAGGTTAGAGTAGACATCGCGGCGTCTCTTGCGCCTGTAAATAAAGTCAGCCTGTCTTCATTGTAGTCATATTGGATTACGGCGCACTCGAGCCCTGCCGATCGAAATGAGAGGACACTGTCGGCTCCTGTAGTAATTGCGGTGTCGATGACGATACCGGCAAAATTACTGGTGTTCTGTACACGGAGTATGTAGCCTTGATCACTTACGATATCAGTAGGAAAAGCGGGAACGGAAGTGCCGATTCCGACATAGCCCGCGCCGGTAATCCGCACACGCTCGTAGTATGAGGCTGAAGAAGCAGGAGTCGTAATGAATGAAATGTAGGTCTCCTCACTCCCAACGGCCCATGCGGAACCCGCAGCTATGTTGATCGCTCCTCCAAAATTGTTGCCTGACGTTGTAGTACGGGTGCCCCATCCTTCCAGGCGAAGCAGGACGTCATCAGTTTGCGTTGGAGTTGGGGCTGCATACGTACCACGAGCCTGCATTCCCTGCACTGCCAACCCGTATCCTCCACCTGCGGAGCCAACCCATGACTGACCTTTGATGGTCGCATCTTGAGAGTTGTTGCCGCTCGTAGCCTGAAGCTGCAGTTCACAGCCAACTGCGCTTCGTGCCGTAAACACACTGGCGGGTTCCGTGCCGACACCGATGAAGCCTTGCTGTGTAATCCAGACTCGTCCAGTTTTTGTTCTATCGGAAATCACCAGACTTCCATTACTGTCCACGCATTCCCACACCGGCCCCACCGTGTTCGGTGCGGCGGGATAGTCCAGCTCGACGCATGCGAGGCCGAGCAGGTTGTGGTAATTCGCGTTAGTGTCCTGCGTCCAAACGGGTGTCGGCGCTTTCCAGGCGACGCCCGGGGCCTGGGTGCTGTCAGCGGTGAGCACCTGGCCGTCCGCTCCCACCGGCACCCGCGAGAGCACTGCCGGTAGCGCGTTGGCACGCACCAGGAGATCGCCCTTGGCGGTAGTCGGATCGATGTTCACACCGCTGATGCGGTAGACGCCCAGGGAATTGATGTCCCCGGCCACATCCAGCGGATAGGGCGCGGCTGGTTTATAGTCGGTCCCGATGCATACGGCATTGCTGCCGTAGAGCAGGGCCATCTGCACCTTGCCGTTGTTGGTCCAGAAAACCAGATCGGCGGCGTTGTAAGTGCCGATGCCGCCGGACGGGCCCAGGCCGAGCGAGTCCTTGCCCGCCCAGACCGCAGTAACGCCGTCGACCGAGCCGACCAGCAGCTGGCCGGGATCGGTGAAGTTCGCAGTCCCGTAAATGTTGAGCAGGATCGTGGGATCGATTACCGAGGGAGTGCCGGTCCCGATGCCCACCTGTCCGGCCTGCGTCACCCAGACGCGCCCCACTTTGTTGGTGTCCGAAATAGTCAGCGAACCGGAGGTGTCGGTGCATAACCAGATATCGGGATTGGTCCCGCTCTTCAGGTCGATGCACGACACGCCGAGCAGGCTGAAGCCGCCCGCGCTGGTGTCCTGGGTCCAGGGGCCGTAGAAGGGAGCGCCGGTGCCGCCGCCCGCTTTCCAGGCGACGCCGAGGGCCTGGGTGCTGTCCGCGGTGAGCACGTAACCGTCGGCTCCTACCGGCACGCGCGAGAGCACGGCGGGCAGCACATTGGCGCGCACCAGCAAATCCCCCTTGGTGGTGGTCGGATCGATATCCACACCGCTGATGCGGTAGACGCCCAGGGAATTGATATCCCCGGCCACGTCCAGCGGATAGGGCGCGGCTGGTTTATAGGTGGTCCCGATGCATACGGCATTACTGCCATAGAGCAGAGCCATCTGCACCTTGCCGTTGTTGGTCCAGAAAACCAGGTCGGCGGCGTTGTAGGTGCCGACCCCGGCGGACGGGCCCAGGCCGAGCGAATCCTTGCCCGCCCACAGCGCTCCCACACCATCGACCGACCCGTAAATCACCTGGCCGGGTTGAGCGAAAGTGGCATCGCCATAGACATTCAGCAGGATGGTGGCATCGAGGGCGGACGGCGTCGCCGTGCCGATGCCCATCTGTCCGGCCTGCGTCACCCACACCCGTCCCACTTTGTTCTGGTCCGAAATCACCATCGACCCGGCGGTATTGGTGCAGATCCAGATATCCGGGTTGGTCGCGTACTTCAGGTCAATGCATTGCACATTGACGAGGTTGAACCCGCCCGCATTGGTGTCCTGCGTCCAGGGGCCGTAGAAGACAGGGGCGGGAGTAGCATTGAAGGTGACATCGATGCGGCCCGACGCGGTGTTGTCGACGCCGGAGATGGTGACATTACTTCCGGCTATCAGATTGAGAGCGGTCTCGGTGCCTACCAGCGTGCTGTTGACGTAGTAGCTGGCCGGAGGCCCGACCGGGCCAGCGGGGCCTGCCACGCCTTGAATACCCTGGGGACCGGCGGGACCGGTGGGTCCGGCGACTCCCGGCGGACCGGTGGGGCCGGTAGGCCCAGCCGCACCTTGGGGGCCGACGATATGACCGGCGTCGTACCATTTGGTCCCGTCCCAGACCCACAGGTCTCCGGTGCTCTCGACGATGTAGGCGTCCCCCGGATTATTCGGTCCAGGCGGCAGAGATCCCACATCGGGGACGCTGCCTTTGATGTTGATGCCGATGCCGGGATTGCCTTGCGGGCCTTCGGGGCCGGTGGGCCCGGTGGGGCCCTGGGGGCCGCGCGGCCCCTGCAGTCCGGTGGCCCCGGCAGGGCCTTCCGGGCCCTGGGTGCCCCGTGGACCTTCCGCGCCAGTCGGGCCTGCCGGGCCAGCCGGTCCTTGAATATGGCCCACGTCCACCCAAACCGAATTCGCGCAGTCCCACACCCACATGTCGCCGGTATCGGCGGCGATAAAGGCATCGCAGCACTGGTTGCAAGTCGTCGGCAGATCGGCGGCGGTGGCTACCGTGCCTTTGCAGCAGACGCCCCTGCCTGCCGGACCCGGCGGGCCGAGAGGGCCTTCCACGCCGGGGATGCCCTGCGGGCCGCGCACTCCCTCGGGACCTTGCGGGCCACGGTCGCCCTCGATCCCCGGCGGACCTGCCGGACCTTCGGGGCCCGCCGGACCTACCGGCCCGGTGACGTTGCCCTGGTCGATCCACTGCGTGCCGTCCCACACCCAGAGATGGCCGTTGTTTTCGGTAATGTAGCCGTCACCGGGCATATTGCCCGTCATCGGCAGGTGAGAGGCATCCGCCACCGTGCCCTGAAAGACCACGCCGGTTCCGGGCGGACCCTGCTGGCCTTCCAGGCCCTGCGGACCCTGGACGCCCGGAGGCCCCTGGATGCCCTCGGGGCCCTGATTTCCCATGGGCCCTTCCGGCCCCGGAACGCCCTGGTTTCCCTGGGGGCCCGGGGGTCCCTGAATCAGGCCGAGATCGACCCACTTGCAGCCGTTCCAGAACCAGAGATGGCCGGTGTCTTCGGTGACCCAGGCGTCGCCCACCTGATTGCAGACCGTGGGCAGAGCCGCGCTGGTGGCCACCGTGCCCTTGAGCATCACTCCGGTGCCGGGAGGGCCGCAGTTGCCCCTGGGGCCCTGGGCTCCGGGGGTGCCCACCGGGCCTTGTATCCCCGCCGGTCCCTGCGCACCCTCGGGGCCAGAGTTCCCCGCGCTCCCCTGCGGCCCGGACGGGCCAGCGGGGCCTATGGGACCGAGCGGCCCCCGGAGCTGCCCGCCGTCGATCCACAGCGTGCCGTTCCAGAACCAGACGTGCGAGGTGTCCTGGGTGATCCAGGCGTCGCCCGTCGCATTGCCGGTGGCGGGCAAATCGGTGGAGCTGGCGACGATGCCCTTGGTCTGAATCCCGGTGCCCGCCGGGCCCTCGGGACCGTTGGGGCCGGGAGGTCCGGTGGGGCCGGGATCGCCGGTGAAGCCGGGAGGACCGTTAAACCCGCGCGGTCCCTGCTCGCCTGGCTCCCCCGGCGGACCCACCGGGCCGCGCGCTCCCTGCGGCCCCGGCGGCCCGACAGGGCCAGGGACCGCTACGCCGCCAGGTGCAAATCCGCCGCCGCTCAGCATTGAGTTGACTTTACAACACCCGGCTGGTTATCTCTAGTTTTCGCTATGCTCGATTGGGCCGCACGCATCGATGACGTGGCCTCCCAGCTGTCGCGCGAATACGCCGTGGACGACCGGGTGGCGATCGAGATCCTGCTGAGCGCGCTCGTCGCTTGTCCACGAACTCCTGCTTCGTGGCTGATTCTCGAAACCAACTGGTATTCGCGGGAGTGCCGCGAGGCCTGGTTCTCGTTCGGCGAGCAGTGGCTGCCCTACGCGCTGCCGCAGCTAAGAGCGCGTTCGCCCTGGCGGGTGATCGAGGCGCTGACCATCGAGTGGCTGGACTCTCCCGGCGAGGAACGCCTGTTCATCGAGCCGGACTTCGAACGCTATCCCCGCTTCCACCGCCTGACCCAGGCGCAGTATCTGTTGCAGCGCACGCTGAGGGTGCGCACGCACTCCTGGCGCGCGGCCCATCCCCTGCGCTCGCTCGACCAGCGGGAGGAGGAGCGCCGCACCGACGAGCTGAGTACGCTCGCGCGCGGGGTGCTGGAAGACCGGGTGGGGGCGCGGCCCGCCGATCCGCCGGACTTCAGAGAGCCGCCCCAGTTCCTCTACCACGTCGAGCTGGTGCAGCGGCTCGCGCCCTGGTATCTCGACTGGAACACGCTGGTGCGGGCCTTCGGCGCGCTGGCGGTGCGGCGCGCCTATCTGGAGGGACGCCGGGAAACCGGCCCGGAGGCCAACCAGGCGATGGCGCGCGCCGCCGCCGACTCGATCCCGCCCTGGATCGTCAAAGCGCTCCGGCGGCTGCTCGACGCCCCCTCGAAAAGCGCCACGCTAGAGAACCTCATGGGGCTGAGGGAGGAGACCAGGCGCTCGGGACACGGCGCGCGCCAGGAGCTGATACGGCTGCGCCGCAACGGCGTGATCGAGTGGCACCCCCAGAAGATGCACTGGGCCTTGAAGGACGACCACCGGCAGGGAATCCTGGATGTGCTCAACGGCCATGCCTTCGGCGCAGCCTAGCCCTAAAGGGCTAAATAATTTTTTACGTAAAAAAAGTGAACTTCGCAAAATCTGAATCATTTAACTCGGATATAGCTGTAACCCGCAGGGAATACTGGGACGCCTAGTCCTAATACGGCTTAACTCTGGTTCCACAGTGGGTTCACCGTGGTCCCGTACTGGTCCCATATCGAAGATTCTGAACGGGATCGCGCTTGACACGCCAAGCCGCAGAGGGCCATAATTCTCTACGCGCGGCCCATTTTGGCTCCGACTCGGGGCCAATTCGGTGCCGAGCAAGGTAGCGCCACCTCTAGAAGAAAAAGACCATGGCACGCCGCCATCCACACCGACACGCGCCCTGATGCCGGCTGCGCGCAGGGCAAAAGGCTAATGAGGGAACTCTGAGGAGATTCTGCATGGCGCATCACGACCATAACGGGCGGGAGCCGTCAGCACGCCTGACCGGCTACCTGCCAAAAAAAGAAAAACTCTGGTGGAATGAAGAACTGGAGCGGGTGGCGCAGCTGGAGGGGCTGCGCAACGCCGGAATGGGGACGCTGTTCGCGCGCATCTCCAAAGCCGGACTTCCGCTGGATATCGCGTCGCTATCCAAACTGAAGGCCATCAAGCGGCCCCGGGAGCAAGACCCGGCGCGCCGCTGAATTCCAAAAAAAATACAATCAGGTCTGAAAGAAACCAACCTCAGTTGGAGAAGGGATACGTGTATGACCAGCGCAGCCGAGATCGTCCGCGCGACGGGCGTAGGCGCGAGCGAGATCGCCGCCATCCTAGGGATCTCGCCCTTCGCCGACCGCTGGCAGGTGTGGGCGAAAAAGAAGGGAATCATCGAAAACGAGACCACCGAGCGCATGTACTGGGGGACGAAGCTCGAGCCGGTGATCGCCCAGGTCTTCAGCGAGCGGACCCAGCTGCCGGTGGAATGGTCGAATCAGCGCATCTATAGCAAGAGCCGCGAGTGGCAATACTCGAGCCCCGACGCCCTCATCCTGACCGAGCCCAGGGCGGTGCTGGAGTGCAAGACGGCGGGCCTCGACCAGGCGGGCGAATGGGACCGCGACGCGGAAGACGAAGACGGCGTGCCGGAGCATTACTGGGCGCAGGTGGAGTGGCAGATGTCCACCCTGGAGCTGGACACCGCCTACATCGCGGTGCTGATCGCGGGCAACGATTTCCGCTACTACAAAATCCGGCATGATCCGGAGTTTGAAGAGATGCTTCTCGAAGAGGGCTATGACTTCTGGCGCAAGCATCTCTTCGGCGGCGTGGAGCCGCCCATCGGCGGGTCGAAGCGCGCGCGCGATTATCTCAAGCGGCGCTTCCCGCGCGAGAAGGAGAAGCTGCGCGCGGCCACTCTCGACGAGATCGTTCTACTCGACGAGTACGCCCGCCTGCGGGGGGAGATGGAGGAGCGCCAGGACTGCTACGACAAGCTGGAAAACCAGCTGAAGCTCGCCATCGGGGAGAGCGAGGGCCTGACGTGGGCGCGCGGCAAGCTGACCTGGAAGAAGACCAAAGACCGCCAGGAGACCGACTGGCGGAAGCTGGCCGAGTCCCAGCTAGCCGGATGCTCCAAGGAGGAACGAGCGGCCCTGATCCACCCCTACACGCATCCCATCGCTGGCTACCGGCGCATCGACTTTCGCGGGGCGGCCTGAATGAGAACCGAGGCCGAGCTGAGGGGGGCAATCGCCATTCTGGGCGCTAGCTTCGCCTCCCCGCTGAAGCCTTTCATCTGGGGATTTTCTCCCCAGCTCGCGCGCGAGGCCTGGGTCGCCTTCCAGGCGCTCGGCTGGGTGGCGGGAGCCGAAGAGAGCGGCTTCTCTGAAACGCTCGAATACGCCACCCTGAAGTTCAACCAGTACATACAGGAACAGGAGAGGAAAAATGCCTGCTGAACTACCGGCGCTGGTGCCCGACGCCAGCGAAAATCCGCTGCTGCCGGTCGCGCCGGCGGCGCTCGAATTAATGGAGCGCGCGCACATCGACGTGCAGATCGCCACCGCCAAGCGGTATCCGCGTCCCAAGATCGACAAGATCCGCCAGAACATCCTGGACTACGCCATCGTGGACGAGGAGACGGCGGAGAGCTGCATCTACACGCTCAAGCGCTGGGACGCCGAAGCCAAGGAGTACAAGCTCATCCAGGGCCCCTCCATCCGGCTGGCGGAGATCCTGGCGGTCTGCTGGCAGAACATGCGCGCCGGATCGCGCACCATCGACAACGACGGGCGCAAGATCACCGCCCAGGGAATCTGCTTCGATCTGGAGAAGAACGTGGTGATGAGCCAGGAGGCCTCGCGCCGCATCGTCCACAAGGACGGGCGTCCCTATAGCGAAGACATGCAGATCGTCACCGCCCAGGCGGCCAACTCGGTGGCGCTGCGCAACGCCATCTTCAAGGTGGTTCCCTTCGCCACCATCAAGCCGGTCTACGAGCAGATCAAGGAAGTGGCCCTGGGCAACGCCTCCACCATCCAGGTCAAGCGCGACAAGATCTTCAAGCGCTTCTACGCCATGGGGGTGGACAAGGAGCGCATCCTGGGGGTGCTCAAAAAGGAGTCGATGGAGACGGTGGACCTGGAGGACCTGAGCCTGCTGGTCGGCCTGGGCACCGCCATCAAGGACAAGGAGCTGACGGTGGAGGAGGCCTTTCAGCCGCTCCCCACGGAAGAGCCCTCGGGCGCTCCTGTGAATCTCAAACGCCAGCTGCACGACCGGCTGGCCCAGCGGAAGGCCGAGAAGGCGGCGGCCCGCGAGGAAAAACCGCCCGAAAGCGAGGCGTAAATGGCTACCGTACATCTGGTTCTGGTGATCCTGGCCCTGGTCTCGTTCCTGCTGGCCGCGCTCGAAGTGAGCGTGCCCCGGGTGCGCCCGGGCGAGCCGGGGCGCTACCCCAATCTGGTCGCGGCGGGGCTGTTTCTATGGCTGATTTCCACCCTGGTCCCCGCGCGATGAACGCGCATAACGGCTCGGCGCGCATCCAGGTGCCCGAGATCTGCCGACGGCTGGCGCTGGGCAAGAGCGCGGTCTACGGCTTGCTCGAAGCCCGCATCATCCCCGCGATCCGGGTCGGCAACCGCTGGGTGATCGCGCGCTACGCCTACGACGAGTGGGAAAAATATTTCGGGCAACGTAATGCAGCTGCGGTACAATAGCGCGCATGAAGAAAAAACGCGAACGCAAAATCCCAACGAGTTTCCGGCTATCCGAAACCGCGCACGATCTACTGCAGCAGCTGGTCGAAGTCACCGGCATCGAGCGCGGGGCCGTGCTCGAACTGGCCATCCGCGAGCTGGCGTCCCGGCGGACCGCCAAGCTGCGGGGGGCGCTTTTATCTCCGGACGCTCCGCCGCCTCCGAAGCCGAAGCAGGGGGTGAGACGATGAGCGTCAACCAGCGCACTCACCGGGGCAGGACCGACTGGTATTACCAGATCGAGGTCAATGGCCGGCGCATCCGCCGCCACGGCTTCGAAACCAAGCGCGCGGCCATAGCCGCCGAAGCCGTGGCGCGCGCCCGGGAAACCAAAAAGCACGGCCTCGCCCATCCCAGCGATCCGCCGCCGACGCTCGACGTGCTGCTCGAAAACTTCTTCGCGCTGCACTGCGCGGGAGCCGATCCGCTCTCCCCCAAAACCACCGCCCGCTACCGCGAGCAGAAGCCCTACCTGGCCCAGGCCCTGCTCGAGACCGCGCCCGAGGAGATCACGCGCGCCCGCTGGAGCGAGGAGTGGGCGCGCCTATTGGCTGCGGGGGGCCACACGCGCGGCCTGCAGACTCCCCGGCCCCTGAGCCGCAAGAGCGTGCGCAATATCGCGGGCATGGTATCGAGCGCCTATAGCTGGGGGATCGCCCAGGACCTGCTGAGTGAGAACCCGGTGAAGGGGAGCGTGCGGCCCAAGCTGCGCAAGCGGCGCGCGGTCACGGTAGCGTCGGCGGATCTCGATCTGATCCTGCAAGCGGACGGCAGCTTCTGGTGCCGCACGGAGTATCTGGCGACCGCCGACGCCACCGGCGCGCGCCGGGGCGAGCTATTGGCGCTGTGCTGGGGCGACCGCCAGAACGGGCGCTTCCACGTGGCGCGCAATCTGATCCAGGTCAAAGACGAGATCACGGGCGCGCAGCGGCTCCACTTCAAGGGGACCAAGCAGGACGAGGAGCACGACGTCACCATTCCCCGGTCGCTCGAGCCGGTGCTCGACGGGCTGCGCGCGCGGCAGCAGGAGTTCCAGCGGCAGTTCGGCCCCGACTACCAGGACCACGATCTGATCTTCTGCCAGGAGGACGGGAGGCCCTTGCGGCCGGACTCGGTCTCGGCCTCGATCTCGCGGCTCTGCCGCCAGTTGAAGCTGCCCAAGGGCACGAGCCTGCACTCTTTGCGCCACACGCATGCGAGCGTGCTCCTCGCCAAGGGGGTGGACGTGCCCACGGTTTCGGCGCGGCTGGGGCACAAAAACATCCGCACCACGCTCGATATCTACGGACACGTATTGCGCGATGCCGACGACCGGGCGGCCCAGGCGTATGATGACTACCGGTTCCGCCAGCGCCAGGAGAAAAACCGTGATGACCGCGTGCAGTAAAAACCGCATCCTGGGAGCCGGGTGGGAGCCGGAGCGCCGGAATTCGGGGGGTTCCGGCGTCGAGGGGGCCGGACGGCGGGGGAGCGTTTTCAACAACTTGAAGCGCCCGGGACCCCCCGGGGACGGGCGCTTACGGGTTCGATTCCCGTTAGCGCTACCAACAAACCCCTCTAAATCAGCCACTTACAGAAATCCGGGAGCCTCCGGGAGCCGGACAATTTTCGGGCCACTTTGCCGCGCCGGGGGGGCCCGATGAGCCGCTTCGTCAACTGGCGCGGCAAGCACTGGGAGCGGGGGTTTTTCGACCCGCCCCCGGACCTTCCCAAAGGCACCTGCCCCCAATGCGGCGGCCTGGGCGTCGTCCCCGAACAGATCGATGAAGAGCGCTACGACGTAGCCGTGCCCTGCCCCGCCTGCCGGAAATACTGCCCCGCCTGCCGCGCCTGGGTGAAGATCCAGGGCCACCGCTGCAAGGAGCCAAAGCCATGAAAGAGGAGCCGGTGGCGAGCGAGATCGTGGTTGAGATCGCCGCCCGCCGCCTGCGCGAGATCGCCCGCGAACTCACCCGCATCGCCGATTATCTGGTCGATGATGACGACGTCCTGACCTGCCTGGACGACGAGGAGACCTGCCTGGACGACGAGGAGGAGGGATGATCTGTCCCGTCTGCCATACCGGCCTGGAATGGACCACCAGGATGGAGGGGGGCCAGCATCGCCGCTTTAACGCGCTGGCCTGCCCGGTCTGCCTGCAGCAGAAGTCGCGCGCCTTCTACTTACAGCTGCAAAAGGAATACCTGCCGCCGGTGCTGGCGGGCGAGACGGATATGACCCTGACCTACCCGGCCGGAGCCAGGCGCTACCACATCCGCCTGATGGGCGAGCCGACGCACGCCTTCTGCGGGGAGGCGGTTTCCCGAAATTGGTTCAAGCGTTACCTGCGCCTGGACGATCAGCTGCGCGCGCAGCTCTGTCCGCGCTGCCTGGAGGTGCTCGACCAGCTGCGCCAGGAGATGAGCTAAATGTTCCGGAACATGAAGCCGTGCTGGTCGTGCGGTGCCCAAAACGAGGAGTGCTTCGAGGACTGCGAGTGCGCCAAGTGCATTGACCCCGAGGGCTACCAGGACTGGAAGGATGACCACCCGGAGGAATACGAGGACTGGCTCGATCGCAACACGGAGGGCTGGTAATGCTAGTCGCCCTTTCGTTGATTACCGGCCAGCGCGTGATGGCGGACCGGGTGGAGCGGAAACATCCCTGCCGATGTCCGGAATGCCAGGAGTTTCTGATCCACAAAACCGGACGCATCGTCACCTGGCACTTCGCCCATCAGGCGCACACAGCCTGCACGCTGCCGGAAGGCGAGAGCCTTCGCCATCTCCAGATGAAGCAGCAGCTCATCCGGCAGTTCGAAGCGGAGACGGAAATCGAGGCGGAGCGGGAATGGGTGCCGGGACGGCGCGCCGGCCTGGTGCTTCCCCGGCGCGACATCGTCATCGAGTGCCAGGCCTCGCCCATCCCGATTGCGGAGCGGGAGGCACGGACGCGCGACTACACCGGCCGGCAAACCGCCGTGATGCGGGTGCGGGACATCGCGCGGGCTTACGGCTCGAAGGAAGCCGGCCGGTTCCCCTTCCTGGCGGAGGAGGGCTGCAACGAGCAGCTCATCGACGCTCACCGCGAATGGCGCGTGCCCGCCGGGATCCGCTACGCCAGCCAATTCAATGCCAACGAGGAGATCTTCGTCCTCGACCGCAGCGGCCAGCTGGCATCCTGCGAGCTGCGCGACGCCGGAACGCGCTATCGCGAGTGGTACGACGAATACGGCGATTTGCAGGAGAGCGACTACACTCCCAAGACCCTCAAGCGCATCATCCCCTGGCCTGTGGACGGACGCCTGGAG